ATACGTATATATATTTATGGTGGGGGGGCAAGGGGTCGTTCTACAATATTTATTGGTACTGGGGCAAGTTTTAAAAATAACCTTTTTCTTTATCTATTCTTTATATATATATACTCTCTCACCCCACCTAAAAAATAATTAACATTTTTTTTATTTTAGGTATTGACAATGTGATTCTATTGTATATACTGTGGATATATTGTAATTAATAGAAAGGTAAATACAATGACAAGAAAACATTATATTGAGATAGCAAACATATTAAATGACTATCGCAAATCTAATATCAAAGGCTATGCTACAGAGGGCATTGATGTTGTAATGTCTACAGCTTATGACAATATGTTACAAGATTTTTGCACAATGTTTAAACTTGATAATAGACATTTTGATAAACAAAAGTTTATTGATGCTGTTAACAAATCATAACTAGTATATATAATAGTTAATAATATATAGTTATACACAACCTCTAGAGGTCATATACTAACATAACTTCTAGAGGTCATATAAACAAAGAAAGGTAATAAAATGAAAATAAGACATCAAGTAACAAAAAAAGAATATCAAATGAATTTAAAAGATTTATCAGATACTCTTGCAGATTTTATGACAGAGCCAAGATACATGATACCAGAGAATATTGAAATTCTTATATGTAATCTTGAGCATATTGTTAATGGAAATCAAAATTGGGATAACGAAGATTTTAATTTTGTTATGAAAAGATTAGCAAAGAAATTGCCTGATTGGTTTGACCATCAATAATCTACTTTAGACAGCCCCCCATTTTAGGGGGGTTGTATTGAATAGATTAATAATGATTTATTCATAACCAAAGAAAGGAAATAGAATGGCTACGATTTGTTGGATAAATGATATATATGCAGACCAAGACGTGCATGTTTGGTCAAATATAAATAATAGTATTATAGTATCATTTGAAAAAACAAAAGATTTGCACAGCTTTGATAACTTAGACAATGCAATTAACTATTTTTATCTTAATGATGAAAAAGAGTTAGCAAGAAAATTAAACAAACTAAAGAAATAAGAAAGGAAATAGAATGACAAAATTTATAATAACCTATGAGATAGATGTTAATGATACAGATATAAAATGGTTGGCAGATTCTTATGGTGAAACCACACAGAGTTGGTGGGACAGTACAGTAGACCATATGCTATATGGTGTTATGATTAATCGTTTTACAGAATGGTCAAAGGCATACGACATAAGAGCCAAAGTAAAAAAGTCTAAAATAGAATACAGAGGTGAATATAACACTTTACACACACTAAGAAAGGATAACCACAATGAGATTATTTGATAAACTATATGTTTACGTATTCGTGCCAATCATTATAACTATGTTCTTGATAGCATACGTAACGACAATTATAACATTCTTTTAATACTGAAATATAGAAAGGAAATATACAAATGGGACTATGTACTAATAAAAACTTTATTCAATTTGTTGAATATGTTTATTCGTTTTATGGGGAAAATGTTGACAATGCTTTGTACCCAATCAAAGGCTGTACTTGGAATGTCTGTTACAAGACGTGTGAAAGGTATGTAAACAAGGTAGCTTTTACTGACAGGTGGGGTTTTGGTGATAGTGTTGATAGAGAAAGGGTAAGAGATATAATACTTGCTAAAGGTTATAAACATATAGAAAGGAAATACAACAATGAATCTTAAACACGTGCGAAATTTATTACGTATTGAATTAAATAATACGTATGCAGAATTACAATTACGAGCAGACGAAGTACGAGAGATAATGGACAATGAAAACACAACGGAATTTGATGTTGGGTTTATCAAAGGAATTGAACACGCATTAGAAATATTGAAAGAAAGGAAAGACAATGAAAGACATTAGACAATCAATTTTAACTATCAATAAAACAATATTGAAAGAAGAACAACGACACTATGAAGAAGAGTATGAATGTGAAAATGCCCACAACATACCAACAATGGAACTAGAAGAACATCATTATAAAGATTTACGTGCAATAATGACTTATGCTTTTAATCATCATCGCTATTTGAGAGATAGCAGAAAGGAAATACAATGAAAGAGATTACAACAGTAATAGACAGCCAAGAGTACACATTAACTAGTGGTGATTATATTGCCCTTAATAATAAAGGACAGTTAGTTGGTATTGGTGGTTCACTTGATGATTTTACAGAACAATATCAAGATGAAGAGGATAATATATGCAACTTGGAATTGTACCAACCCAAAGGTATATATGCCATACTAAAAGTAGAGCAACTAATAAATATATAGAAAGGAAATACAATGAAATATAAATATGATGAAATCAAATCACACTTTGAAGATTATCTAGACGAGAATTTAGAACACTTGAAAGATGATAAGTATTGGAAAGAAGATTTACATCACAATGTATTCAATACAGACTATTACATTATTGGTAGACACCAAGCTAAACAATGGTTAGGTGATGAAGTCTTTGAGTGTATTAATATCATAAAAGATTATGAACAAGATAATTTTGGTGAAGTTACAACTGACTTCACAGAGCCTGAACACGTTGTCAATATGTATGCTTACATTATAGGCGAAGAGATAGTGAGAGATTATCTTGACAGCATAGCAAACGATTAGAAAGGAAATAGAAAAGGGTGCTAGGGTATAAAGTAAAAGCAACTTCATACAATAGCACAAAGCCATACATACTAGGTATACATTACGCACAGCGTATGCCTAGTATATCCTATTCTTATGGACTATTTAAAGATGATGTAATGGTGGGTATAGTATGCTATGGTTCGCCCCCCTCACAGTCATTGTGTAAAGGTATATGTGGTGCAGAATACAAGGACAAGATACTAGAACTCAATAGGCTATGCCTAAAAAACAATCTAAAGAATGAATCAAGTTATCTTGTATCACAAAGTCTGAAGTTATTACCCAAGCCTAAAGTTATAGTGTCTTATGCAGATACGAGTCAGAACCATGTTGGCTATATATATCAAGCTACAAACTTTTTATATACTGGACTATCAGACAAGAGGACTGAATGGCGAATGAAAGGTAGCGATTTACATAGCAAAACGATATGTGAAAAATACACTTTGGAAGAAAGAAAAGACAACGATATGTTTTATGTTACAGATAGACCACGCAAACACAGATATGTTTACATGATAGGCAACAAGAAGTTTGTAAAACAAGCCAAGAAAGATTTAAGATACCCTATAAAAGATTACCCAAAAGCACCAACTACCATTTAATTTTGTGTGTTGATTTGAATTTGCCTAACAACTGCTCAAACTCTTCTTTCTTTGTTGGTGGCTCTTTGCTCTTCTCTTTAAATACATTCTTAAAGTATCCAATAGAACGTATCCCATCTTTACCAGTCTTTCTTCGCCATATCATGTAGTCATCTATCTTTTTTAAGATGTACTCTTTGGACAATCCACGGTCTAACCACGACTGAACAAGGTACTCATGTTGTAATGTATAGCTGTGTGCTATCTGTCCAAAATGTTTGTTCAATATCTTAGTGTAACTCAGACAGATGTTCCTTGCCTCTCTGCTTGGGAATTTATCATCAGTCTTTTTTGGCTCTGTTGGTGGTACTATCTTCATATCTTTTACTAACTCTTCTTGATGTTCTGCTTTCTGCATAGCAAATGCCTCTAAGTCAGACATGGGTTTGACATCTGGATCTTCAAAGAATATGAAGTAAGCATTACCTTTCAGATTCTTATGAAACTTTTTTGAGGCATAACGAATATACCCCCACGCCATAAGCAATTTGATATGCTTACTAACACCAGATTGTGTTATGCCACCCATAGCCTTTGCAAGTAATTCTTGTGAGGGATATGCTATCCCCCCTCTGTTACCATAAGAGCATAGTATGACAAGCAGTTGGAATGTACGCAAGTGCTTACCATACATAAATCTTTCATCAGTTAATGCTCTACTTGGGACAACGACAAAGGGACTCGGTGGTTTGTATGTCCCTTTCTTTTCTGTCATACATCAAAGAACTTGCTTGGACTATCTTGTAAAATTTTAGAATGTAAATCCATAGGTAGTTTATCTTTCCTATCTAATAGTTTTTGCAGATACCATTCTGCTTTTTGATAATCTTCTTGCGAAGATACACCAATTTTCTTACCAGAACGACACATATATTTGAGTACGGAACCCTTGAGATAACCAACAAATTCTTTGTCAGAAAGTTGGCTTTCTATTGCGTCTATTGTTTCTATGATATTATCCTTGTAATGTTTCGGATTGATCTTGTCCATTTGCATACACCTTTGAGCTATCTATAAGTTGTTTAATTTTTTCTTCATTTATTTTTGATCTTGCATTGACACCTACTGTAAGTATGTCTGTGCATAAACCCACTAAAGATGTGCGTTCAGACTTAGCACAATTCTGTAGTGCGTCTTTCAAATGACTTGGTATTTTTATATATAATGGCGTGATTTCTTCCATGTAATCCTCCTTGTTGTTAAAATATTGTTTGACAATATACTCAAACTATTATATCTATATATATATGTCAACAACAAAGAAAGGAAATACAATGACAGTCAACAAAATGCCACTAGAACTTGTGGTCAACAAGCTAGATAATTCTAGCACTAAGATTGATGAACTAGAAGATCAATTTTGGGAAAAGCTAGAGCAGTTCAATGAGGATTGTAGAAAGCTAAACGAAACATTAGAAAGATTGAAGGAGAAATACAATGTCTGAACAAAAAGATATAGCTAACATAAAAAGAAGGTTAGGTGGATATAGTGATTACTGCCTAGGAATTGAAGAAGAGGTTAGTGCCATTGAGGGGCTAGAGGAAATGATCTCTGAAAAAGAACACCCCTCTGAAGTTTATGATTTTGTAATTAAAAAACTGGGACTAAAAACAAAAGATGATATCTCAATTGCTGAAGGACAGGTAGACCAACTTTGGAATGAGTTTTGGTATGATTACAATCAACAAGCAATGTATGAAGGAGAGGACTATGAACATAATGACTATTGATAAAACAGAGTTTCAAAGGGCAAAGGAAATGGCAGATGCCTTTACCAAAAATCAAGTGGCTCCATTGTCTAAGTTATCTGAACAATGGGTTCATATAGAAACTATTGTGGAGAGTATGAAATCATTAAGACTGGATACTATGGAGTTAGATCCAGTCCTGTATGACGTTCTTTCCAACATACAAAACCAATGTAAGTTTATCGCACAAGATGTGAACACGAATGTCAGACGTTCACAAGATAATTTACAGAGAGCATTTAATGAACAAGAGGGAATAAGATGACAGATAATACTAATAAGATACCTCAAACATTTGACGAGGCAATGCTTGAGTTTCAGAAACTAAAAGTTCAAGCAACTAAAAGCAGTAAGAACCCCCACTTCAAAAATCAATACGCATCTCTAGAGGATGTTATGAGGGCGTGTGATGAGGGCAATCAATTTGGATTAGTGTATAGTCAGCCACTAGATCTGATTGAGATAGGTGGTCAGGTATTACAAGTTGTAATGACTACTGTAACCCATGTACCATCAAATGAAACCAGGAAAAGTCCTTGCCCTATACGAATGAAGGACCCAAACAATCCTCAGAGCATGGGTAGTGGTATAACCTACTCAAAAAGATATGCCTTACAGGCGTTCTATGGTCTATGCTCTGATGATGATGGTAATTTTGCAGCACAAGAACCATTGTTTGACACTAGCAAGGCAGAAGTACATGACGTTGCTACTAAAGTAGCCCCTCGTGGCAAGTGGGCAGAGAAAGCTAAAGAATTTTTAGAACACTTTAAAGCTATTGATCTAGATGCTGATTATGAACAGTACAAAGATATAGCAGAAGAAAAGTTAAAAGATAAAAACTTTTTAGGGCTTGTAGAATTTGTCAACTTAAACAAGCTGAGGGATACAGAGCCTTACAAGGAGTGTCTCGATGAGGCTAATAGAGTAAAACAGTCCAAGAGTCGCAACAAATCAGTAGCAGAGACAAGGGCTTACTTAGATGCCAAGGGACTATAATATAAATAAATGGTCTTGTCTTTATGATAAGATTATAAACAGTTCTCCCAAGGAAATTGATGTCGTATGGAATAATAATCTGTACGACATTAGTTTCTTAAAAAGAAATGATAGATACCTCTACGACAGTTTGAAACAGACAAAAGATATTATGTCAGACGACTGTTCCAATCCAGTCTCCCTTACCATTAAGAACCATAGGAAGTAACCTCGGTATCCCATCAACAATAATACCAGTCCCCAAAATAAATCTTGTGGAAAAGTTTTTTGCATAGCTAAATGCAAGAGATTTTTGATTGATAAGACAACCACATTGCATCCCAAAAAATAGATTGTCGCTGTTCGCCCAGTAAGAAATCAGGAATTTAGTATGGTAATGCCCAGATACTGTACTCATTGCCTGTGTCTGACTAACCTTTAATATGTCTGCACCTCTGCCATGAGTAAAGAAACATTTTTGTCCATTGCTGAGTGTTAGAGTTATATCGTCTACCCATTTCCATTTTTTTGTACCCAAGAACTCTGAGTATGGTCGGAGAAACTCTCTTGACATACCATACTTAATTGCTCTGCGATACACTAATGAACTATGATTACTGTGTACTTCTGTTACATCAGGGAATACAGACTCCAACTCCCTGACGTATTGACGAGCTGTTGACAACTCATTACCAGGACTGGGCAAGTCAGGATCGTGGTCGTGCATGGAGATAGCATGGAAGTCTAGCAGATCGCCTATGTTGATAATGGTATCAGGCTTAAAAACTTTTTTTACTTCTTTGAGAAAAGCAAAAGAATCTTTGTGGTGGTAAGGTATGTGTAGATCGCTTATAACTAAGACACATTTATTTGGCATAACATCCTCCTATGTTATTGATTTATCGTATCATTTTTGTCATTTCCAAACAACCCCCCAAAAAAAAGTGCTTGACATATATATCAATATGATATATACTGTATATATTAGTAATTATTATAAGGAAATAAAAAGATGATTGTGTTAAAAAAATGGAAATGCCCAGGACCTAAAGACGAACAAGATTGGTTTGAGATAACACTTGAAAGGGCAATAGAGCTAACAGAGGGTGCAGGTTTTTGGAAGAAGGACACAGTTCAAGAGATGTTGGAAGATGGTGTTGAATTGTGGAATCCTATTGCATATTTCAAGAAGAAGGATTGACAGATAAATATCTCTGTGATATAACCTTTACTAGGAGTTGGTCTCCTTTTTTAAAAATAAATTTTTCATTCCAACTCTTATAGAGGACCAAGTTTATTACCTTTCGGCTTGGTCCTCTTTTTTAATGTAGCTCGTAACTTAAAATCTTTTCATCATTAACTAGCTGATCCCATAATTCTACAAAGGATACAGCATCTTCATAGGTAGCAAAACCTCTGCACACTACGTTGCAACTGAAAGTCCCATCTTCTGCCTCTAACACCATGAAAGTGTAAGGCAACTTTTCGTTATCATTTACCGACATCCTTCATTGCTTTCTTGTGTGCATCTCCAAACGACATACCCTTTTTCATCAAGCCTTCCATCATTCTCATGTGCCTAGATGTGTGGTGTTTACCATGCTTTTGCATAGTTTTCTTTTGTCTTTTGGTTAGCTCTGCCATTTTTCTATGCTAAAAATAGAATTAGCCCTACAACGCCCAGAGAAAGCCATAGAATAGCTTTAGGCTTTCTGAACCCACAACCACATTCTGAGAAGAACATCTTACTCTGTGTCCATTTATGGGCGATTTTTTTTAGTTTGTCTAGCATCATACTCTCCTATCTTGCTAAAGGATTCTTTTTTTCATTTTCCATTGCTTGTATCTGTGTATCAATCAGATCAAGTCTGGTTTTAATTATGCCAAGGTTATTTGTACTGGCATTTATATCTTCTTTCATCTCTTCAATTCTATCTACCAAGCTGACATAGTTTTCATTTATCTTGTTATTGGTGTCAGTCAGGTCAACTGTTTCATTTATCACATACTGTCTAGCGTTTAACTCATCAATCGAATCTTGCATTACACTTATCGTTGTAGTCAGCTCCCCATATTTTACAAAGCCTGCTCCAATAGCTGAGATAGTGGCTAGGAGGGCTACAATAGAACTAAGATTGTTTTTTAATTTATCCATATCATCTCATCCAGTTTTTGTTTCAGTCTGTATTGTTGTTCCTGATTCCCCCTTGTAAAATTAATCTGTGAAGTTAGTGGATCGTTGACAACATAGGTAATGTTACCATAGATTTGCCTATCATCAAAGATAGTTATTTGATTTGGGTAAATATTTATTGGGGCATAGAACTCTGCATCTTGCATGATAGGTTGTGATTGTATCATTGCACTTATGGTTACCTGGTCTACCTCTATAGCCTTGGCAAAGATTGTCTTGCCTATAGTTATATCACCTTGCTCTGGTTCAGATGTATCTATTTCCTCTGGCATCTCCTCCATGCTAGGCTCTTCACTTATCTCTTCTGGCTCCCCTTCTATTATCTCCTCTGGTAGCTCCTCAATAATTTCTTCTACTATTTCTTCTGGCATCTCTTCTATGATCTCTTCTTCCATAATCTCTTCTGGCATTTCTTCTACAATCTCTTCTATGATTTCTTCTGGTAGCTCTTCTAATATTTCTATCTCTGGCTCGTAGTATTCTATCTCCTCAAAGAACTCATATACCTCTGGCTCAAATGTCAAAAAATTTTCAATGAAAGGTTCTGGCTCGTCTATAAAGAAGAACTCTTGCTCTTCAAATATGTCTATGTATTCTTCTTCAAAGTCTTGCAACCACTCCTCAACATCTTGTGTTGTAGTCATATCCAAAACAAATGGGTCATAAGTTACAAACAACTCTGGGTTACGAACATCAGCAGCGTAATGATAGTTTGGTCTTGATGGTACCGAGAAACTAAACCTAGTTGTTATATCGTAGTCTGATGCAATATCATTAATGATAATAGTGTTGGTAGGAGAATCTTCATATCCACATCCATTCCAACCATCACAAGTACCAGACATTGTAATACTGTTATTATACTGCGTTCCATTTGAATCTACTATCTCCTGTGTTAGTGTTACTGATTGGTCATACTGATTCCAGAACCACACCTCGGCTTGGAATTGTGATTGAGTTACGCCTTGTATCTCGTGAGTTTCAAGATGGTCTGATAGGGTAATAGTCTGCTCACGATACTCATTGTGAACCCCAGCAAGAATATTAGGACCATGGAAGTGGTCGTTAGTACCATTCCAGTCATCATAAAAATTATTAGAAAGTAGGTTGTTACTGACCGTTGACGTATTCGCCACATTGGTAAATCCTACCATTAATAATAATGTAATCCCTAATCCAATATACCATTTTGTTTTACTCATAAGTTTCTATCTTTATACATTGGTGTCTAATAGTAATCTCAAACTCATTAACACCAGCAGGTTCTATCTCTTCATACATCTGCATACCATCTGCATAAGCAGTTAACATACAAGAATAGTAATCAGCAAACTGCAAACTATGTTCTTCTGCATCAGTACAATCATTAGCAATTAAGCTACAGAATTGTATTAACAATATGTATTCTGCCATTACCTACCACTATCATACATAACTTGTTCAGCTTGTATCTTCTCTTTTATTTTCATTCTTTCTTTGTATTCTTTGTAGTCTGGTCGCAGCTCTGGGTATTTATCCCATAGCCTCTGAGCATCTGGTCCTATCTGACCTTCAAATGGACACGGGGTGCCTGCAGCCTGCATACTTTTAAACACTCGAGGATCTTGACACAGTATAGCAATCCCTGCCACCTTCATCTGGTGTACTGTTGATAGCTCTCTTGCTAGTTTTATACGTTCACAGGTCTCGTCTGTCTCATGGCTACTGCCAGACAATCCAATGAAACTGCTTTGCAATCCAAACGAAGTGCCAAGATTACAGGTATCGATTCCCGCCCCTGTCGGTGGGGCAGATGCTGTTGGCGGGAAACTTTTGATGTTGGATGTGTTGTTTGTGGTAGAGGTACTACTTGTACTTGAGCTACTGCCAGACTCATACGTTGTGGAATTACTAGAGGTATAACCCCCAGAGATGATCGTATTATCTCCAGAAACATTTGTGTTTTCGTTAGCCTCTACATCAATAACAACAATAGCAAGTGTCCATCCTATTATTACTGCCCATGCTATGTATGCCAGTATTCTATCTAGTCTTGATTGTTTCATTTGCCCTTCCATTTAGTTAGAGTTGATACCCCAAAGCTACCAGCTACAATAGTCATTATGATATACCAGAACTCTGAGGGAGCTGTACTCAGCATCTCCCATCCTGCCATCATACTTGGCTGTAGTTGTGGGACGAAATGACAGCATAGTAAGATTGTGAATACTACAGTTAGGTACTCATCCTTCCATGACTTCTCGCCAGATTTTACTTGTTGCTTTAGTACAGCTTGTTCTGCTTTGTGTACTGCTTTCTGTGCCTCTATCTTGGCATAGTCTATGTTAGCTGTAGCCTCTATCTCTGCTTGTCGGATAATCTTTTTCTTTTCCATAGCATGAGTGGCTGCACCTATAACCTTGTCAGCTACTAGCTTTGTGATTGGGTTTGATAGAAAGCCTAAGAATGGTAACATATTATCCTCCGTTAAATATTCTCATAAGACCTACAATGACAGCAACACAGCCACCTATCCATGCAACTGACTTGACAGCACCACGACCATAAGACATTTGTAATTTTAGTTCTACAATCTCGTTGCTATTTTTTTCTACATCTTTATGTATATGCTCTAGCTTTTCTGCTAGGTGTTTCATAGTTATTTTAGGCTCTGCCATAACGTATATCCTATACTACTTCATCACCGATTATGGTTACGTTTGTGCCACCATCAGTTGTAAAAAACTCTAATGTTACTTGGTCATCTGGCACAAAATCTGTTCTTTGTGCTGTTCTATTACCAACTGCTGATGGTAGTGTTAAAGTGTGTGGGTCGCCAACTTTAAATGCGTTAATATCACCATTTACGTTTCCTGCTCCAATATAGAATTTTTTACCACTATCACCAAATACTATGGCGTTTGGTGCAGGGATTGTAATTGCTTTTGGTATATTGTGATTTGCAACAAATGCGACAGTTGATGTTAAATCACCTGCACTAGATAGTGAACGTTCAACAACATAATCGTTATCTAAATCCATTGTAAATATTCGTGTCAAATCATCACTCATAGTAAAGGCTCTTGGTTTTAAGTCTGCGGTAACGGCATCTTCTATCACTGCTATGTTTGAGCCATAACTTGCTG